ACTTAAAAGCAATTAATGAAACCAAGAAAGATATCATGGTTGATGACATTGCTGAGAAAGAATACAATCCTTTCATTATAAATCGTGGTCTTTCTTTCTTTAAAGACACTGTATTGTATGCTAATGAAATGAATAAACATCATCACCTAGACCATCGCGTTCAGTTCGATTTTCTTATAAATATAATTAGAAAGAAGAAAAGATGGTCTAAGTGGATTAAGGCCAGTGATATTGACCATCTAGAACTCATCAAAGAAAATTATGGGTATAGTGACGAAAAGGCTAAATCTGCATTATCATTAATGAGTAATGAACAAATTGAACAATTGAAACAAAGGATTTATAAAGGTGGAAAATAATAACATACAAATTACAGATTGGACTCCTAACTCTATGTTAGAAGTCTCTCTAAACGAACCAGACGACTTTTTAAAGATACGTGAAACATTAACACGTATAGGTGTAGCTTCTAGGAAAGACCAGAAGCTTTTTCAATCTTGCCATATATTACATAAGCAAGGTAGATATTTTATAGTTCACTTTAAAGAACTATTTTTACTAGATGGAAAACCATCTAGTTTACTTGAGAATGATGTACAACGTAGAAATACAATTGCGACATTACTAGCCGACTGGGGTTTAGTAACTATTATGAAGCCTGAATCTTCTAAAGATTTAGCACCATTGAGACAAATTAAGGTGATTCCTTTTAAGGAAAAAACTCAATGGGAACTATGCCCTAAGTATAACATAGGGAACTCTAATAATGGAGAAAAAAATTAAAAAGGCCTGGAAGAATTTTCATAAATTTATGAAAGCAGGCAGACTAAATAAAGTAGTAAAAATCTACTTATAAAAAATTTATTTAAACTAGCAACAAAGCTTGTATAAATATATAACGAGGAATGCGGTATTGGACCGGTTCCCACAACCTTGCTATTTAATAGGAGGAAATAAAAATGGTAAGAAATACTTTGAACGTACCGCGTTCACTTTTTGTCGGATTTGACACATTGTTTGAAGACTTAGAAAGGATTCATCAAAGTGCTAGGTCTGGAACTGATAACTATCCACCACATAACGTTGTGAAAATCGATGATGAAAAATTTCTCATCGAGCTTGCAATTGCTGGATTTAAGGAAAAGGATATTGATATCCAACTTAAAGATGGCATATTGAAAGTCAAAGGAGAGGTGGAGCCAGCTGAGCGTGAATACGCATATAAAGGTATATCGTCCCGCAAATTTGAGAAATCATTTCGACTCTCAGAATTTGTTGTAATAGACGGTGCTGATTTGAAGGATGGAATACTAGTGGTGTATGCCAGAGTAGAACTTCCAGAAGAGAAGCGTCCTAGAAAGATCGAATTAGGGTCTGCTGGGGCATCAAAGAAGAAAGAATACTTGAAAGGGTAAACTGGCGAGCAGCGACACTCAGTAGATATGTAATAAACTATTTACTGGAGAACAACATGAAACATATAGTCCATCTTATGGATAAGTATGAAGACGTTGCCGAGGCCTTAAAAACTGTTACTATAGCTTTGTTAACAACAGGACTAATCTTAGGATTAGCACCAGCGTTAATGATAGCTCAAGCTGCTGGATTTTAAGACCAAATTGACAAAATCATGCGGGGGTAAGCAATTACCCCCAATCTTTTGAAAATAAATGAAAATAAACCTTTACATTTAACCTAAACTATGGTATAATATACATATGATGAAATTCTATACTAATGTGTCTCGATATGGTAATATGATTCTCTTACGAGGATATGACCACGGAAGACGAATTGAAAAGAAAGTCAAATACGAACCAATCCTTTTTACATCTACCAATCTTCCTACCAAGTGGAAATCGCTTGATGGAAATCCTGTAGGTGTAGCAAATGCTGGCAAAAGGTTCGAATCCATGAGAACTGCTAACGAGTATGTTCAAGCTAATAAAGGCGTATCTGGTAAAAAGATATATGGAAACACAAAGTACGTTCCAGCATTCATTAATGATTACTATCCTGGTAATATCGAATTCGATCGAAACAAAATCAACGTATCAACAATTGATATTGAAGTTGCTTCTGACGATGGATTCCCTGAGCCTGAAAAAGCCGACCATAAGATTACAGCCATTTGTATGAAAAACAATATTGGCAATACTTATTATGTCTGGGGCTTAGGTGATTATGATACTGACAAATCTTATATGAAAGACCACATGGTAGTATATCGTAAGTTTGACCGTGAAGATGACTTGCTTATTAATTTTATTACTCATTGGTCATCTCAACAATATTGTCCTGATGTCGTAACTGGCTGGAATTCAAGGTTCTTTGATATTCCATACCTTGTGAATAGAATCAATCGTATGCTTGGAGAAGCTTACGTAAAAAGACTCAGTCCTTGGGGAATGATTGATAGACAAGACGTAACTAAGATGGGAAGGACTCAAACTGCTTATGAGCTTAAAGGTATATCTCAACTTGATTACCTTGACCTATTTAAGAAGTTTGGTTATTCTTATGGACCACAAGAATCTTATAAACTTGATAACATTGCTCATGTCGTGTTAGGAGAAAAGAAACTATCTTATGATGAGTATTCGAATCTTCATACTCTTTACAAACATAATCACCAAAAGTTTATTGACTATAATATCAAAGACGTTGAGCTTGTCGACAAAATCGAAGATAAGCTTGGATTGATTACTCTTTGTATGACAATGGCATATAAAGCTGGCGTTAACTATAACGATACATTCGGTACTACAATGATATGGGATACGATTATCTATCGCAGATTATTCGCAAACAATATTGCTATACCTTTCGTTGAAGATAAAGTAAAGTCTAACTATCCAGGTGGCTTTGTTAAAGACCCACAAGTAGGAATACATGATAACGTTGTTTCTTTTGACTTAAACTCTCTCTATCCATCAATCATTATGCAATACAATATGTCGCCTGAAACCATTGCTAATGGAGAGATTGCTCAATTCGATATTGATAGTGCTATAAGCGAACATCGTATCGCTCCTAATAAAGGTAAAGCTCTTGCAGCCAATGGACAATATTTTAATGTAGATAAGCCAGGTATAATACCATTCATTATCGATGAGATGTATAAAGAGCGTGTTGGTATTAAACAAGAAATGATTAACGCTCAAAAAGAAAAAGAAAAGGTAGATAAAAATGACAAACAAAAGCTATATCAAATTGAAAGAGATATTGCAATTGCCGAAAACAGACAAATGGCTATTAAGATTCTTCTTAACAGTTTGTATGGCGCTCTTGGCAATCGCTATTTTCGATTCTTTGACCAGAGAATCGCAGAAGCAATTACCCTCACCGGACAACTTACAATTCGATGGGCCGAATATTCGCTTAACACCTATCTCAATAGAGTGCTCAAACCTGAAAAATGGAAAGACTATGTTATTGCTATCGACACAGACTCGTTGTATGTATGCTTAAACGACTTTGTACAAAAATTCAAACCTGAAAATACAATCGACTTTCTAGATAAAGTTGCTAGTGAAGCGCTTGAACCAGAGCTTGAAAAGTCCTATGAGCAATTGTATAAGTATCTTGGTGGAGTAGATAATCGTATGGTTATGAAACGTGAAGCAATCGCTGACCGTGCGCTTTGGACTGCAAAGAAAAGATATATTATGAATGTACATGATAACGAAGGCGTTCGATATAAAGAACCAAAGCTTAAGATTATGGGTATTGAAGCAATTAAGTCTTCTACACCTGAACCATGTCGTGATGCTCTTAAAAATATATTCAAAGTCATAATGAAAGAAGATGAAAATACAGTTCAACAAGCTATCGAACAGTTTAAGAACTATTTCAAAACTCTTGAACCTGACCAGATTGCATTTCCACGTGGAGTGACTCAAGTTAAAAAGTTCCAAGATAGAAATACCCTCTATAAAAAAGGAACGCCTATACATGTTCGTGGAGCTATTCTTTACAATAAACTAATTGAAGACAATCAGCTTAAAAAGAAATACGAACTTATAAACAATGGCGAAAAGATTAAGTTCATATATCTTCGTCAACCAAATTCAATTCATGAAAATGTAATTGCTTTCCCATCTTATCTTCCAGATGAGTTTGGCTTAAGAAAATACATCGACCATGAAACACAGTTTCAAAAAACATTCCTCGATCCTATTGAACCAGTCTTGGAAGCAGTAGGTTGGACTTCGAAAGAAGTTGCAAGCCTGGAGGATTTTTTTGGATAAAAACGTTTACATTTGCGTAAAAATGTGGTATAATAGACTAATATGGAGAAAAATATGAAATTAGTAAGATTATCCTCAGGAGAGGAAATTGTCGGTAAAGTAAGAGAAAACGAAAAGAATATCAATATTGAAAACGGCTATTCACTTATTCCTGCAGGAGAAGGTAAAATCGGATTCATGCCATTCATGGCTTATACAAAAGCAAAAAGTGGAGTATTAATCGATAGACGCTTCGTTGTTTTTATTGTTGACCCAGTAGACGAACTGGTTGACCAAGTCAGACAAATGGATAGTGGAATCGTAACAGCAAAATCAGGAATCATAACATGAGCCAAAACTGGATAAAAGATATTCAAGACATGCAGTATAAGTATGGAGTTCATAAATGGATTCATGATAATAAAGACAATGCTGAAAAGCTACGTGCTTATCTTGGATTTAGAATCAAATTTATAAGAGAAGAACTTATGGAAACTGAAGCAGCATTAACCAATAACGATGCAGAAGAAATTGTCGATGGTTTAATCGATATATGTGTTGTTGCTATTGGAACACTTGATGCATTTGGTATTGACCCATATAAAGCTTGGGATGAAGTTCTAAAAGCAAACTTAAATAAAACAGTAGGAGTAAAACCTGAAAGACCTAATCCACTAGGATTACCAGACCTAATCAAACCAGAAGGTTGGGAAGGACCAAGTCACGAAGGAAATCATGGTAAGTTGCACAATATTCGATAATATATACGATAACAAAACAGATAAGCGTATGGATTATAATAGTTTCGACGAGTTCGAGGCTATTCTCTATAAGCTTTCTGAGTCGACTAAATATCCTACAAAGAAAGATGCTCCACTTTTAAGTCCAGCAATATATCAAACTGGTACTACTCGTGCAAATGATAATGTTGTTGGTTGGGCTGGCTTTGGTATTCTTGATATTGATGATTATGAAGGCGATATGAAAGATATTGAATCAAAGTATGATAAGTATCGTTATGTATGTTATTCAACAGCATCATCTACAGTTGAATCACCAAAGTTTAGACTCGTCTTTCCATTAACAGAATTCGTTGATAAAGAAGACATTAAGCATTTTTGGTATGCTTTAAACAAAGAGATTGGCGATATTGCTGATGCTCAAACCAAAGACTTAAGCAGAATGTATTATGTTCCTGCTAAATACAAAAACAGTTTTAATTTCATATTTTCTCACGATGGAGATATTATGAACCCACATAAACTTATGGAACAATATCCATACGTTAAACCTAATCAAACAATGTTCGATCGTTTTCCAGAAGCAATACAAAAAGCTTTACTTGAAAGAAAAAGAAATGAATTGAACAATACAAATTATACGTGGACGTCATATCGTGATTGTCCTTTTGTTAATAAAAAACAAGTTGACGAATATAAAGGTATCAGTGGAACTGGTTGGTATGCAAAAATGTATCAAATCATGTTAACAACTGCTGGTAATGCTCATAGTAAAGGTTATCCAATTACACCAAAAGAAATCGAATATATTTGTAGAGATTTGGATATTGATACAGGTGGTTGGTACGGCAAAAGAGATTTAGAAAAGGAGGCAGCACGAGCTATTGAGTTTGTGTTTAAAAATAATATATGAATAAAGAAACACACCCGTTTAAAGCGTTTTTATATGGAATGGGATTTGGCGCATTATTAATGTTTATATTACTATTGCCAGGTCAAGTAAAAGCAAGTGATGCAAACAATGATATTTATTGTATGGCTCAAAACATTTACTTTGAAGCTGGTAATCAACCATTAGCAGGAAAGATTGCAGTAGCTCAAGTAGTTCTTAATCGATTAAAACATCCTAATTACCCAGCGACGATAT